TGGGGATTGTCCCCACTGCCGACACGTTATCCATATTAGCTGCCGTGCCGCGAGGCATGGCAATACGAAAGGGGTGATACCTATGCAGAAGTCTCGGGTTTTGTCATTCGATTTGGGGGGAACTAATGGGCTCTTTTACGCATCCACTTCGTCGTACAACAGTTTGACGAATCCTGCACTACATGCCTGGTGGTTAGACCATCCGGCGCGTTATGCAGATGGAGTAGCGTTAGCGAACAATAGTGTTGTATACACTACGCTGGGGACCCAAAAGTTTTCTTCAACCGTTCGCCCTCGCCCGCTTTTTAACACGTGCGAGAACATCAAGCACCAAGGAGTTTGTTACCCGTTAACGTACACGCGTCGCGATTATCGCGCGTACAAAGCGGCCACTCAATATGCGGCCAAATTGTACCTTTACGCAGTACCGGGAACTGCCAACATGGGCAGCGCAACTCCAGTAAAAGGTGATTGGAACGATTCGGATGATGCAGCTCGGAGGGCATGGTGGTCGATGCAACCAAGGTTTGAAGGCGAGTTCCAAGCTCTAAACTTTATTTATGAGCTGAAGGACTTTAAAGACATCGCGAAACATTTGTCTCGCATTAATTTTAAAGATGTCCGTGCCAACCTGGCGGGAGTGAAGAAAAAGATCTCCCAAGCAAAGAAACGTCTACAATCAGGATCTGCCATTGAAAATTCTAAAGCAGTCCTAGACGCATCCACCAAAGTAGCAGCCGAGGCCGTTTTGACGAAGAGATTCGCCATCGACCCAACTGTCCGTGATTGTGTTACATTACATGGACAATTAGTTTCGCTCTTAGACAAAGTGCAAAGTGAATTTTTTGACAGAGGGAAGGATACTCAAACTTCCTATTTTAGTGAAATTCTGTCCACTACTGAAACCCTAACTCCTGGTACAGGCAATAACTATTGGCTGTCTTCGGGGGAAAGGTTGGTCACGAAATTTAACGCGACCATGCAGTACCGCTATGAATATGAGATGCGGGACTGGTTTCAGGCACTAAAGCGATATTACGGCTTAAACTTAAATGCTAGCGTAGTTTGGAACGCCCTACCCTTCACCTTTGTGGTGGATTATTTCTTAAAGGTAGGCCAGGCTATAGACTTCATGTCAACAGACCCTAACGTTGAACTCAGATTAATGCAATACTGTGAGAGTCTGCTAACGCAGCATTCTCATGGGTGGCATATTACTGGGGACGATAGGGCGAGCATCTATGTGAATGGTGCTCCTTCTTACGCAGGCCAGTGTTTTGCTGGTTACGTAGGAAGCTGGTATCACAGAAAGGTCACACACCCAAATAAAGGGGCGGCCCTCCCGCGCCTGACGTTGCCAACAAATAAGCAATGTCAGAACCTGGTGGCGCTCGTTCGTGCTATGTGGTAAAAAACGCAGATGTCGAGACTTCTTATGAACTTAAACCTGAGCTTTACAGCTCCCGCAAACTGGCGCGGTTTCGTCAGTAAATATAAACATCAACGAAAGGATAAGTCCAATGGCCCTTTTCAGTAACCCCGTAACTCTGTCTGATGATGGCGGTACTACGACCGACCGTGCGTTCTCTTTTTTGCATCAGGATACGTCCGATTCCAAAAGTATTACCGGAATCTGGCAAGAAGATGCCGCCGACCCGGCGGCCGCTTCACAGCTGATCTCTAAACATGACCAGCGCACCCTGAGCAAAGGTTTCAGACGTGACCTTCTGTCACGTCGTGTCAACAAGCATCCTGCTGCTGACACCGAAACCGATAACCTGCAGCCCTTGACAATCAATGTCACTATTACGGGCGATCGGCGTTTTTCCACCGAAGAAGTGCAGGAAGAATTGAATATCACGATCGACGCGATGCAAGAAGCCGGCTTTGTTGCTGGCCTCCGCGCAGGCAAAATCTAGCCATGTCTGCCCTCACTGTTTTTTCTATAGTGAAGAAATCGCTGCTAGAGCTTATTAACCCTAACAATGCCGTCTTGGACAAAATGATGTACGGGGGGGCCGTTGGCTGGAGGGTAAGATGCCCAAAACAGAGCACCAACCCGGAAGAGCCAACAAGTCCGCTTATGGAAGCGGCGCACCAGCAGTCGGAATTGCAAACCGACGAAAGCAAATTAAACCAAGTAAGTCGCGATCTGAGCGTTCACTATTGCTCGACGCGGCCCAATCGGAATGCCAAAGTCATCCGCAGTTTAATACTGTTGCTGACTATGTTTTGGCTATGCTTGCTGATGCTAGGGACCACCAACCTGAATATGGATACGCTGACTATTGTCGAGACTGTAATACCTTTTCTCGACGATTTGCTGCAGAGGGTATTCGGTTTGCTACCGAATGCCTACCTGATTTCTTCGATGCTCTTTTGAGCTACTTAGAGTCAGGCAAATCGGTCTACCCTGGGTTTAAAACACCCAAGAGCCAACAACACCCGAGTTTTTTGCAAGGGCTAGTTGGACCGATATATGCAGATCCATGTTCCAGCAAAGCAGTAAAAAACATAGGCCTGCTTTACCAGGTTTGTGTTGCCTTCAAGAAACTAGAAGGTACTGCTAAAGAAAGCGTACTTCGCGAGCAGCTCGCGGACTTTGTTCAGACCGACATTGATCTTTCTAATGTCGACTGGTCGCAGGAATCTGCGAGGGATATTGCGCGCGACGCCAGGAAAATCATTGGCGAAGTGCTGAAAGGGTTAGATCCCTTCGATCCTGAGCAGGCAGCGGACTTTCGTCCAAGGCCTGGCCCCGGAGCAACAAACACCCCAACAAAGCATGCCCATCGATTTCGTCCATGGGTATGGTATGACGAGCTTATGTCCGTTTTCAATCCGGATGAGTGGTTTAGTCCTCCTTTCGCGCCACCTCATGTAGAGGATAGGTGCTGGGGGCAAAATTACCCGCGGTTTACCCGTATAAGCAGACGAAAACAAAAGCGTGAACGAAAATACTTCCACGCTGACCGAAAGCCCACGTCACGATATAAACTTGTTCCAAAATCGTTTAAAAAGTGGCGTGGGATTTGCATTGAGGAGAATGAGGTACAGTGGCACCAGCAGGGCCTCAGACGCGGTTTATATAAACGCATTGAGAGCCACCCGATTACAAAAGGGTTCGTGAATTTTTCGTCACAGCTGGTCAACCGTGCACTTGCTCTTGCAGGATCTGTGTACCAAAAGTGGGCGACGATTGATATGTCGTCCGCCTCGGACCGGATTCTGCGTAAGCTTGTGCGTTATCTGTTCGGTGAGAATAAGTCGCTCCTTATGGCGATAGAAGCTTGCTCTACAGTAACGGTTGTGCTCCCAAAGGTGAAGGGCTTTAATTTTATTGAAGAAATGCCCATAAAGAAAATCGCACCGATGGGTTCCGCTATCTGTTTCCCGATTATGGCCCTAGTTCATTTTGCATTAATAAAGGCCATTCTCAATCGCTCCTCGATCGCACGTGTCAACTCTCGGGATGTATACGTTTATGGCGACGACATCATCGTCAACAGACAATGTGTACAGGCTATTGAAGACTACCTGCCTCTATTCGGTATGAAAATCAACACCGATAAGAGCTTTAGTCGAAGTTATTTCCGAGAATCGTGCGGGTTGCACGCCTATAAGGGTGCCGAGGTTACGCCAATACGTTTTAAATGTACCATAAATTCTGAGTCGTCCCCGCAACATCTTGCGACCGCCCTGCGCCTCGAAGAGGCGCTTTATTACAAGGGGTGGAGTCGCACGGCGGGTTTAGTTCGGAGAGATGTCCTGAAGGTGGCACGTAAATATGGCATTCATAAGGTGCCGTACGTGAACACTAAATCTCCTTTGTTCGGGTTTTTCCGAAGCGATGGGGATGCGAGGCTTGTGGACTTCGTTATTGACCACAAACGTCGCTGGATACCTGCATGCAAGGCTGGAGAGCCTTGGCAGTCACAACCTCTGAACAAGCACAAATGCAACTCAACTTGGCTATATCAAAAGGTTGCCGTAATTGTCGATAAATTTGACGATGAAAGCTCCTTTCTAGATGAAGAGGATCGGTACCTACGATACCTCTGCCAGGACGGCATTTGGGCATCAAATAAGTACGACGAAGGATACTCCCGGAACACCATGTTCCGGAAAAAGGACGTTATAGAGTCTGGTCTCGGATACAGATGTTGAGATCAGGCAACTAGTCGTCCGGGCGAGTGTGTCTTAGGGACGCGCGACCAGGGGGGTTAACCCCCGCTGGAGGAGAC